GTTCGAATCTACCCCCACCCAAATGTGCAAGAGGGACCCGCAACTTGCCTAGGCAAAATATATTTTGCAAGGGGGCAAGATGGCAGACAATAAAAAACCCCCAAGCTGGGGGCGATTGGCTGAGGTTAGGGCAGGCTAGAAGTTCGGATCCTCCCTACAGAGTGAAATCAATTCTTCGAGTTCTAGGATCAGATCCGGCCAGCGGCCGCCCTTGCAACCCTGTTCCTCTGCCATTGCCTGGGATAGCTTCATGTTGGCCAGTGCTTCCTCCGCTTCCCCAAGGCTGGCGAAATGAAACTCCGGCCAGGTACAATCGGCAGCCGTGATCATGCCGCCACCACTGCGATAGCAGCGTTCGCCTTGGCTTTGCTTGTGCCATGAGCCAGGAAGGCGACGACCAACCCGGCCGGCCGCTTGTAGCAAAGCTGGCAGGTTGCGCAATCAACGGTGGATCCTTCCCGCTGTGCAGGACAGACAACGACCCTGTTTCCGGCCGGAGTGCTCCAGGCAGTTCGGGTCTCAGTGCTAGGGACGGCAACCACTGCCGGGAGACCGGCTGCTACTGCCCGATCGGCCGCCGCTTCGGTCTCTGTAGAGACATTGACGGTGAAACCTTGGCGGTTGGCTTGACGGATCAGTGCGAGGTTCTCGCCTAGGTCTAGGCGGTGGTGAGTATAGGTATACCCTCGCTTGCCGCGGTTCGCAGCGATCAATCCGCGTAGGAATCTACGGGAGATCCGGCCGCCATTGGCAACGATGTCCCCAACTTGATTGTGTCGCCAGAGCTGAGCCGGAGGGAGGGCAGCGATTAAGCGGAAAAAATCTGCCATAGGGACGCCACGTTCGCCTGAATCTAGTTTGTCCCAATGAAACTTCATTGGATAATTTTCCCCATAACATCCATTTTTCAAAAATGGGCAGGTAGGCGAACAGGTAGAACGCTGGGAACTACTGACCGGGATCGGACCGATCTTACTGTTCGTGCTGACGCGTGACAAATGAAATCGGAGATCTTTGAGCATGGTTCTGGGTTGCGATTAGGACGGGTGAAACGGCGCCTAGAGCGGCCGGGTCAGTCTTAGGGCCATTGCATGCGAAACCTGGGACCGATAGACTCGATAAAGTCGCCTGGCTGCCGTAGGCGCTCCCATAGGGTGATGGCAGCATCACGGGATGGCGCGGCAATATCCAGGAAACGAGTTCGGCCGTCGCTGGTTTCGAATTTGATTAGGAATTCCATTGGGGAGTGGGAAGGGTTGGAAGGGTGGCCCCGGTAGGCGGGGGAACTGGTATAGAGCGAATCAGTGCGAGGTTTTCGCCAGGAAGGATTGGGCCTTTCATGCGAGCGCCTTCCTCACCTGGTAACGCGAGACACCTAGGCGCCGGCCGATGCTGGCTTGGCTGTGGCCACAGGATGCGAGCAAACGGATCTGGCGCGGCTGATCGGCCGTCAACCAATCAGCGATCGCGATCGCCCATAGGGCAACCACAACGCAAGCGGTAAGGAGTTGGGCGATGCCAGCCGCAATGGGTGACAGGCCTAGCAGGTCAAGGGTGGACATGGTTTTAAGTGCGATTGGGCAAACCACGGGCACACCTGCGGCCCGTGGCTCCCAAACATTAGCGCGGCTGGCGGTGCCCGGTAGGGGCTTTGCCGAAACTTGCAGGATCGGCAACGTGAGGCCACGCGCTCCTTGATCGGCAACGTGCGGCCACGCGCTCCTTGATCGGCAACGTGCGGCACGTTCGGCCGGTTTAGCTCCGTGGAGCGTTGTCGAGCACGGGCCGGCCAGGTGATCGTCTGGCAGGGCGATCGATCCGATCGGATTAGAGCCCATAGATAAGGTCAAGTTGACATAACGGCATCGTTATAGTGTGCTGCCGTGTCAATTGTTGACAACTTGCAGATTGTGCATTGTTTTAAACTTGTAAACGCTGCATTGTTTGCAACTTGCAGATTGTGCATTGTTGACAATTTGGATTTTGTGCATAATTCACACTTTGCAGATTTTGCAAAGTATTAATTTGCAGATTTTGCAAAATAACATTTAGCAAAGTAGTACACCTGTACTACAGCAAAAACACACTTTTCAAAAACACCCCTTAAACCGACAACGCCGTATATGCAACCTTGTGTGTGAAAAAAGACCCTATAAACCGACCCCTTGCAAGTCCCTCGTGTTTTTTTGCCCTATAAACCGACCCCACGCAAGTCCCTCAAAAATTCCGGCTGGCCAATGCCATCGCAAGAGCGCCGCCAAATTCTTTGTTCCAGTTCCTCTCTGCAGCTTCAGCGCCAATCCGGTGGAACGGAAACTTTGCAGGTAGTGTCGGTGTATTGCGAAAGTAGAACAGGGCGCCTTCCTTATTCTTGATGCCACGTCTATCGTAGATGCCAGGATATAGGTTGCTCTTGGTGTTACCTTCAGTGATAGCAAAAATATCAGCGCCCTTCCGCTTTGTCTTAGAATGTTTACCATATGAAAACGCAGACATATCGCGGAATGCTTTGAGCTTGTACAAGATTTCAGTGTACATGCCAGGACTTACATTGCCGTACATGTTAAACCGTAGGTTATCTGACTGCGTTGGTATTGCGTATCTGTTAGGTGCAAGAATGCCTTTATAGCGCAACGATTTCTGAAATCTAGTAGCGTATGCCGGGCCACCATAAATCTGTGGCGCTAGGTATTTACTTGCTGGGTTGCCCTTAGGCGCGAAGTCTCGCAGCCCCACCTCAGCCTCAAGGTTGGTCTTGCTGCTTGCCTTCATGTACAGGCTGTTGAGCGTGAAGGGAACGGGCCTGTCGAACGCTCGAGGCATCTCAGCGCGTATGGCGTCCTTAGCCAGCACAGCGACCCTGTTGACGGCCACAGAGGCCGCGTAGGGGACCTCCAGGAACTGGATGCGATCGATCTTGCCGATCATGTGGTCCAGGTCGAATTCAACGCTCTGTACGGCCACGGCAGTGCTCAAAAAAAAGACCCCTAAGGCTGCACCGGAACCGGCAGCGCCCAGGGGGTCCCAATCGCTTCTGCACCATAGCAGCCGTCAGGCCCAAAAAGCAAGCTAGCGGGAGCCGACCGAGCGGATCAGCCTGTTTCGCTTACCCTCACCCACGCCACCAGGGTGCGGACCTACGCGCTCAGTCCAAATTCGATGATGTCCATTGATCAAAAATGCCCAGCCAAGGTGCTCAACTTGCAAAAGCTCGCCCACATTGTTCTGTCCCATCAGTGCGGCCATCATGTAACCAATGCCATGGCGGAAACCTTCCGAGTAATTGTCTGCACCTAAGAAGTGATCACGATCCTGCAATTCGCGAATCTCAACAAAACCAGGACAGAAAAAAATCGGCTGCTTGCCATAGCCGTCCCATTCAACCAATGAGTAATCAATGCACTGGCTGATTATCTTTGCGTTGCCTTTTCGATCGCGCCGCTCTTCGAAGCGATCAGTTGGCGCTTTGAACTCAATACCAAGCGCAATGTCAGGTCGAGCCCAAAGCTCCCGATCACGCGGCACTGCGATGGCGTCAATCCTTAGGCGCTTGCCAGTGGGATGAGTCCCCCACACCTCTGGGTAGATGCGAAAGTGGGGAGCAAGCGCGGCAAACGCCTGTTGAGCCAGCACTGCCTCGCGGCCAGCCGTTGCGACGGTCATGGGATCTTGAGTTCACCGGCCATAAGCGTACAGCAGAAAGCCCCCACCGCGAACGGCAGGAGCTCTCAGGAGTCGGTGAACTCGGGTCAACGGTAGCAGGGCGGACCCCCATCCAGGGGTTGCCAACTTGCCAACTTGCCCACCTTCGCCTTAGGAGCTACCCGTACCCCTACCCCCCCTACTACTACTACTATCAATACATTATAAATTATAGGTTAGCAAGTAGGCAAGGATAGCTCAGGCCATGCAGCGCAGCGGATTTCGGCCGTCCAACCTCTGACTATGGTCAATCGTCAGGTTGGCAAAAGACCCATTTCTGGGTGCCACCGATCGTCTGCCGCCGTTTTCGGTATCCCAAGTCTCTCAAGATGGACGCAACCTGCATCTGGTCGCCTCGGGTCTGTCGTTCGACCGGTTTACTGATCGCTTCGGTCAGCAGCAGCTCGCTGGTGATGATCTTGCCGTAGTTGAGGGTTAGCCACCGCTGGATGGGTGCAACCCATGGGGACTCGACTAGGTAGGTGGCGTTTTCGACCTCAACGGCGCTTTGGTGCTTGATAGTCAGTTCATTGCCTTCACCAGCCTTGTAGGCGGCCACAGCAGCGGACCAGATCGAATCGCGCTCTAGGAGCAGGTTTGGCACGTCAATGGGCTTTGCGAGGGTGCAGGTGACGGGAATGACCCAAAAACGGCGGTTGCCGGTTTCATCGACCAAGAAGCCGCTGTCTCGGTTGGTTGAGCCGACGATGATGCAGCGGCGCGGGAAGGCTTCAGTGGCCTTGCCGTAGGGCACACGGAACATATCGGTGCATTGAGAGAGGAAAGCCTTGACTTGACCAGCGTGCTTCTTGTTAGTGATGTGATCCAGTTCGGCCCATTCCATGATCCAAGATCGGTGGAGGACCATGAGGTCGTCTTTCGAGCTGATGTCGCGCAGGGCATCGGAAAAGAACGGACCACCGAGTGCCCCCCAAAACGATGACTTGCGGGCGCCTTGGTCACCCATGAGCACGCAGGCGTAATCGTGTTTACAACCGGGTTCAAAGATGCGACGAACTGCACCGATCAACGTTTTTTTGATCATGTGGTCGTAAAGCGTTGGTTCTGGCAGATCGGCATCGCATGGGCGCAAATAGGTGGATGCAAGCCGGTCAATGTAGGACGGAGGCACTTGAGCGGCGACGTGCTCGAGGTAAAGCTGCACTGGGTCGTAGGGGTTTTCGTGGGACACTTGCACTAAGCAATCAAGGGACATTTCTTTTGAAACTTTGTAGCCAATTTCGGCAAGTTGAAGATAAAAACGTTCAATGCCTTCTGCTACCTCGCCGCGAATTTCAACCTGTTGGGTAAAGACGTTGTAACGAAAACGAGGTGTGCCATCTGGATCGGATGCACGAAGCATGGTGAGCAGATCCTTGGCTTCCAGCTTCTGGGGCTTATCAGCGGCTGGCGGTGATGCTTGAGGATCGGTCTGGTCGGTGCGCGTTGGCTTGGTGTTGGCAACAGGCGGCAGTTGGCGCTGCTTGGGGTGCCAGCCGTCCTCCTTGGCAAGGTTGCAAAGGTGGCGGATATCGCGCTTGCCGTCAGCCTTGAAAGATTTCCAGTGGTAGTCGCAGCCCTTGGCGTCGTACTTGACCGACTGGCGGCTCCAACTATCCCAGTCGCTGAGCATGTGATCGCCGATGCTGTGCAGGCATTGACCAACTTCGATCCATTCGTCGTAATCGTCAGTGCGTGAAGAGCGAAGGGCATCAAGCCAGATCCGCGCCCAGTCTTCATCGGTGCGATCGGCATCGCGTGGCGCAGGCGGCGGTAGGAGGGGCAATGGTACAGCGGGCTGCTGGGGCAGCATCTGTTCGATCAAGGCGATGGGCGCCTCGGCCAATGGCAGGTCATTGGGTGATCGACCTTTTAGCCAGCGATAGGCGCCTGTGGTCGGGTGTACGCCGGCAACCACGGATTGGCAACCAGTCCATCGAAGCTCGAGTTGCTCCTGCTTGCCTTCCTCGTCGTGCTTACCAGTCTTGAACTTGCGAGTTTTGATGTTGCCCCAGTATTGAGCGGGCACCTGATAGATGATCTGCAGGCGACCGGCGCGACCTGAGGTTACGGCCCATGATTTTGGAATATCGCGAAGTGGCACGCCAAGTTTGTCGAGGATCTCACCGGCTGAGATGCCATCATGATCAACAAAAAGGAGGCCACCGGATTGGGGGCCAGCGAGCACGCCGATCGCAACGGCATTGCCTGAGTTGATTTCAGTGGTGAGTTGTTCCTTGTTTAGTGGATTCTTTTGCCATTCGGACTGATAGGGGCGCTTTCCTTGCCCTACAGCAACTAGGCCCCAATGGTCAGGCAGCTCCTCGAGCTGCTGGATGAGGGGATGCATCAGTTAGCAGCCAGTAGGGCGCGAGCTTCAGCGATGACAGCATTGGCGTGTTCGCGTGTCCAGGCGCGGTAGTGGATGCAGTGATTGGTGAAGAGTTCAATGTATTGGGCGAAGTGGCGTGCTGTTTCGATGTTGGGTCGTTTGGCGTGGCCTAGGTGTTGGCAGTAGAAGTCTTTGAGCTGTTCGTCGGTTGCCATGGTGCGTTTTGGGGTGTGCAGGTTGATGGTGGCTGGGCTGGGGCGCGATCAGGGAGTGTCTGTTGCAATTCGTAACGCATCTGGAACAGAGCGTGCGACGCCTGCGATACCACCTGCTGCGAGGACGGCTGCTTGCCAGTTGTGCTGCTGTGGCGTGAGGCGACCTGTGGGGGTCTTGACCTCGATTGAGAGGAAGACGGCGAGGGTGGTGCCGACCATTTCTGGGGTGATCACTACGGTACGCCAGCCGATGAGGTCAGCGGAACCACGGGCTAGGCCGAAGGTGACGAGCCGGCCGGTGCGGGGATCGGGCAAGGAGCCGACCTGGTTGCGGAAGATGCGGGTATCGGGGTTGGTGCCGAGCGCCAGGCGGATCTGCTGCTGGAGGGTGGTCTCATTGTTGGGCACAGTGATGATCCAGAACGCGCTGCAGGGGAATCATCGCCACATGCGGCACGACGGCGTTGCCTAGTGCCTTGAGACGGTCCACCCGACCGGATAGCCCATCATCTCCTCGACGAAGGACGGGTTCAGATAGGTAGCTTCGTTAGTCTGGACTGAGGGATCGCGGAGCATTGCCCCAGCGAGGCCATCTCTGTTGACCTGGGATGGCGGCAATGCGCTGTTCTTGCTGTAGTTGGCCGTGGGTGTCGGCAACATCTCCGCCGACTTCATCTGCGCTGCCAGCGTCACCGTCTGCCCCTTGGCGAGCAGCTTGCTCATGTACTGTGGATCTTGCGACCTGTCCTGATTGACCATCCCAACGGTTGGAGTACGCAACAAGCCACCACCGATCTCTTTGATGGCAGGCTCCCACAGCACTCGCTGGAATACATGCCCATTCCGCATCAAACCCTGCCTCGGCCAACTCTCCGAGAACGGTGTCCAGTCCGTTAGTAAGGATCGCTGCGACGTTCTCCATGACGACGTAGCGGGGTTGAACTGTGCGAACGACTCGCATGAGTTCGTAAAAGAGACCTGACCGAGTGCCTTGCTTGATGCCTGCTTGCTTGCCTGCGGTGCTGATGTCTTGGCATGGGAAGCCACCGCAAATAACGTCAGCTGCTCCCGCTGCGGGGAAGAAGGTGGTGATGTCGCCATGAATGGGTGTGTCGGGGAAGTGTTGGGCAAGGATCTGCTGGCAATAGGGCTCCCATTCAACGAACTGCACGGTCTGGAAGCCGCCAAGCCAGCGGGCGGCAAGCGAGAAGCCGCCGATTCCGCTGAAAGTGTCGATGATGCGGAGGGTCATGAGCTTGCCCTCTGCTGTCGAGCGAAGTGAACGTGTTTGGCCCAGCCGATCGGATTTTTCATGCCACGTTGCTGACCGATGTGGATCAATTCTTTCAGGCTACGGGCGGTGCCTTGCTGACGGCGTTGGGTGCGGCGCTCGAGTTCTTGCAGTTCGCCATCTCGTTGCTGAATCTCGCGTGGCGTGAGTTCCGATGGTGCCCCACAACAGGGGCAGACTGGTGCCGGCTTGAAAGCGGCAAAGCAGACCGGGCAGGTTCGAACTGTTGGTGCTGGAGCGTTGTCACGCTGGCGGCGTGGTTTGCTGTCGAGGGACCATGTACGGACATCGTCCGGCCAGCCGTGGCGGTGGATGTTGCCGACGTGATCAAGAACGATCGCATGGGTTTTGCCGGCTGCTGGTCGAAGGATGCGACCAACCTGCTGCAGGTAGAGGCCAAGGCTGGCTGTTGGTCGCAGGAGGATGGCGGCTGTGACGGCTGGGACGTCGGTGCCTTCTGAGATCACATCAACGGAGGTGAGGATCTGGATGGCACCGGAGGCTAGGTCTTTGAGTTGCTGATCACGTTGCGCGATAGCAGTAGTGCCGAGGATGGCCTCAGAGGTGAAGCCGGCGTAGCGGAATTGCGCGGCAACGTTTTCGGCGTGATCAGTGGTGCAGCAAAAGGCGATTGCAGGGGCCCAAGGGCAGATGCGTTGGTAGTGGTCGATGGCATCACCGGTTATGGATGGTTTATCCATAGCTGCAGCGGTGGCGTCTAAGGCGAAATCACCAGCGCGGATTGGGATGGTAGATAGGTCAGCCTTGATTGGCGGTGCGTAGAGCTTGGATGGCGCTAGGTAGCCGCCTGCCGTTAGGTCTGAGACGGTAGGACCGTGGACGATAACGTCGAAGTTATCGCGAAGGCCACGACCATCAAGGCGAGCTGGTGTTGCGGTGACACCAAGGCGGAGAGCATCAGGCCAGTGGTCGAGGATTTTGCCCCAGCTACCGGCGGCAGCATGATGCGCTTCGTCGATGATTATGAGGTCTGGGGCTGGTGATTCCTCGAGGCGACGGACGAGCGTTTGCACCGATGCGACCTGAATTGGTGCATTTGTCGCAGGTGTGCCTGCCGCGATGATGCCGTGGGTGACGCCGGCTTGGTCGAGTTTGCGTGAAGCTTGGGCGATCAGCTCCCGGCGGTGAACGAGAATGATGACGCGGCGGCCACGCTGTGCCATGGCGGCTGTGATGTAGGTGAAGACTTGAGTTTTGCCTGCCCCGGTTGGCATTACGAGGAGTGGAGCGCGATGACCAGTGGCGTAGGCACGGCGGAGGTCAGCGACGGCTGCCTCCTGATAGGGCCGCAGTTGCATATGGTTGCAGTGGGAGCGCCAATGGTATAGGATGCGCAAGCCCAACGCAATGCCATGGACAACGAGAGCTACCACCGCCACCCGGCGGTTTCCAAGAGCCGACTGGATTCGATCGCCCGCAGCCCGCTCCACTATTGGGCGAAGCATCTTGATCCCAATCGTTGGCCAGCAGAAGCAACTCCAGCCATGATGATCGGTTCAGCCGTTCACACCAGCGTGCTCGAGCCTGATGAATGGGACGCCAACTACGCGGTGACCCCGGCTGGCATCAACCGCCGCACCAACGCAGGCAAGGCCGAATGGGATGTTTTCACAACGGCTGCGGGCAGCCGCACCGTGATCAGCCGTGAGGACGCCGACTTGGTTGGAAAGATCACGCTGGGTGTGTTTCTTCATCCTGCTGCTAATGGTTTGCTTAGCCTGCCGGGCAAGGCTGAAACCAGCTTGTTCTGGAAGGATGCCGAGACTGGCCTCGAGTGCAAATGCCGGCCTGATTATCTGTTGGATGATGGCAGCACGATTGTTGACCTGAAGACAACAGAAAGCGCCAGCCCTGCAGACTTCATGCAATCAATTGTAAAGTTTCGTTACCATGTTCAAGCTGCATGGTATTTGCATGGAGTGGAGCAAGCAACAGGTAAACGGCCTGAGCAATTTGTGTTCGTTGCCGTCGAAAAGCGTCCACCGTTCGCATGCGCCGTTTACGTTGCAGCGCCAGAAATGGTTCAGATCGGGTGGGACACTGCTCGAGCAAACCTGAACCGTCTTGCCGAATGCATGGCAGCCGATGCATGGCCTGGTTACAGCGACCAAGTGGAGTTGATCAACCTGCCGGCATGGATGCGGCCTAAGGCTGATGGCACGACCATGGGCCAACCACCTGAAATTGAGATGTACTAATGACTGACAGCACAGCTATCACAACCCAGTCCACTGGTTCAGTGTTTTCTGGCATCCAAGCTTTCGAGGACGCGCAGCGGATTGCTAAGGCTTTGGCCAGTAGCACGCTGATTCCAACTCAATTCCAGGGGCAACAGGGTTTTGCCAATTGCCTTGTGGCACTTGAGATTGCAAATCGGATGAACATCAGCCCGTTCTTGGCGATGCAGCATCTCCATGTGATCCATGGGCGCCCAAGCTGGAGCAGCAGTTTCATTATTGCGATGGTGAATGGCTCTGGCCGTTTCAGCCCACTGCGATTTGAGATGAGCGGTGAGGGTGATAGTTTGGCTTGCTATGCTGTTGCTACTGATGTCAAATCCGAGCAAGAGCTGAAGGGACCAACCATCACGATCGCAATGGCAAAGAAGGAAGGGTGGTCTACGAAGACTGGATCGAAGTGGCAAACGATGCCTGAACTGATGATCCGTTATCGGGCTGCTGCTTTTTGGGGCAGATTGTATGCTAGTGATTTGCTCCTTGGCATTCAGTCACAGGAGGAGGTCGTTGATGTTGAGCTTGTCAATGTTTCCACCAACCTTGATGAGCTGAATGCGAAAATTCAGCCGCCCGCCGCTGAACCGGTCAAGACCGAGGTTGTCGATGAGCTGTTCTGAGTTCTTGACTGATGTGCAACTTGCTGAGCGGTGGCATGTCCATCGCCAGACGTTGATTAAATGGCGACGCTTTAATAAGGGTCCGGCTTATTCAAAGATCAACGGTCGTGTGCTCTACCCCTTGGCCGAGGTGGAGCATTTTGAAAAGGTCAACACCATCAACCATCAACAACCATGACTTTCAAAGCTAACGGCGCATTGTTCAAGAATACCCCTGAGAAACTACAGGAGCGTTTCAAGGATCGTTACGACCCAAATCGTAATTATCCCGGTTATGACGGTGTGTTTAGCATCAAGGAAGAGGACCGGATGGCATTTGCCAATTATGTGATGAATGCAAAGCCCAATGATCGAGGCGAAATCCCGGTGAAGATTAGCGGATGGGGCAAGCAGTCAGGCGCAGGGCAGACGTATTTGAGTCTTGCGTTCGAGCCTGACTTCAAGACGCTGAAGGCAATGGAGGAGGCGGAGGTGCTGGGCCAGGCGACTAGCAGCCTTGCAGCGGCAACTGGTGGAACTGAACTGTTCTGATCAGTAGGAGGACGACCCGTGCAGGCGACTGACACGGGTTTTCTTGTGTAAAGTTTTACAACAAACCTACCGGGCGCCACCTGCGGTGCCCTACCTTAGGTTCATGCCCAAACCGGGCACTACCCAAAACACATGCAATCAACTGTCCTACCAAGCAATCACGTCGTTCCAATTGTTTCAACCAGTTGGAGCACTTACAACTTGACACCAAGCAATCGCGGCACACAACGCACCGCTCCATTGTGGAAGTTTAATCTTGGTGAAAAGGTTTATGTTCGTCATTGGCCATCAAGAGATGTCCTATACATCAAGAACAGAGCAGAAGGTCAAACCTGGCCGCATTACATCTGCCAAAATGCTGTAGGTGATTGCTTCGTGTTGTCTCAGCTTTATTTGTCCTCCAAGGTGATTGAAGCGCGATGAATCCATTGCGTCAACGCATTGCTGATTTAATCAGTACCAGCAGCCTTTATGAACAAGGTTGCCAAGACGAACGACGGCACATCAAAGCATTGCTTAAAGTTCGCATGGATGAGCTACACCACAATTCAGTGGCATGGCAGGAATGCCGCAATCTGTTGTTTCACCTTCAAGAAAATGAAACCCCATCAACTTGACCTGCAACGCGCCACCATAATGGATGCATTGTATGAGCGCAGCGGCCGTACATGCGGCACTTACACCGGCCTATGGCAGGAGTTTTGCTCTGACATCGGTCCCAATTTCCGTGATGCCGACTACGACCAGCTACATGCTGACGTGTGCCAAGCCATTGATGACACCGGTTCAGTGATGACCGCCAAGCAAGCGCATCAGGCGATCGCCACCTGCCGCCGTCACCTGCTGGGGAAGTGGGCATGAGGAGGCTTCTGTTACTGCTGGCCATGCTTGCTGCACCGGCCCAGGCTCGGACCGTGACTGCCACCGTCTACGACCCCTGGTATGCAGGCCGCCCCGACTACTGCACAGGCCGCGCCTATCAGCACTGGGGCATCAGCGCAGCGCATCCGTGGCTGCCATGCGGAACCCTGGTCCGTGTCACCCATCGCGGTCGATCGCTGGTAGTGCCGATTAAGGACCGCTGCGACTGCAACAGCATCGACCTATCAGCAGGTGCCGCTTATCGGCTTGGCGTACCACTTGATGGTATTGCTCGCGTGGGGATTGAATACTGATGACTGACCTATCACCCGTTGCTCAAAAAGCACTAGATGCCGCCTACGTTGCAGACAGTCATGTGCATCACGAGCGCGTTTCGCATGTGATTGCCGTCGGTGTTATTCGTGCCGTTACGGATCTACCTAACGAGCTTGAGATCCCATTCAATGTGATTACAGATTGGGAAGCCATTCCTGGCACCTGCGCCAGTTTCTATGCCGCTGCTGAGTGGGGTTACAACCAGGCCTTAGCAGCGCAACGCGCCATCGCCACCGAACTGGAGGGCCATTGCTGACACCTTCACCGCCGCCAACCCTAATTACCATCATATGAACTGCCCTAAATGCAATCACGGTACGGTGTTTGTTTTACAATCAAATACCACAAAGCCGAATCATACAACACGTCAACGTGTATGCGACGATTGTAAACACAAGTGGTTTACGGTTGAACTCGAAATTGAGTCATGGGCCGTTAAGTGGGAAAAGGTCAACCCAAACTTTCGGTTTGGTGGCAAACCAACGCCTTATGTTTCAGTGTCAATTGTTTATGGTGACGACAATGAGTGATCTTGTTAATCATCCTCCGCATTACGCTGATCGTAAATACGAAACCATTGACGTCATTGAAGATGCTATTTCCAGTGCTCCTTCTGATATTGTTTGCGGCTACCTTCAAGGTCAAGCTCTTAAGTATTTGCTAAGAATGTGGCTGAAGGGTGCTCCACTCCAGGATGCACGAAAAGCCCAGTGGTACATCAATCGTCTCATCAACCATCTTGAACCATGAACGCACCATTTCTTTCTTGGCTTGAAAATGCTGCAGTCCGTTTTTTGATTAGCAGCCCTCGCATCAGCATGGTGCATGTCAAACAACATGGCACCACGGCCGTTTATGGCGTCAAGGATAGAAATGATCCCACCAACGCTGGAATTTGGGAAAACGACACTACAGAGCCAGAATCAATGCAACTGGAACGGTTGTATCACGCGCCTTCATTTGGTGAGAAAGATGATTAGTCTTTACAATGGACGTGTTGTCATTCAACGCAATTCTTTAGCAGAGAATTGGATTGCAAGGGTTAAATTGCCCAATTTTGAACCGGCTACGATTGATCTTGGTACATCAGATTTGCGGGCAGCGTTTATTTGTGCTCAATACAATTACTTGGCACTGTACAGCGGGAAATCAATAGAAGAAATCAGGGAATCCTATCAAGGCAAAGCCAAGTGCTGGTCTTGCATCCACTGGACACCACGGTCTGATGCATGCAGTTTTGGCTTCCCCGAGGCGCGCACGAACAAGGGTCGCTACGCTAGGAAATGCTCGCTGTATGAAGACGATGGAACGGAAAGTATTGGACCGCCTTGAGCGCGGTGAAACACGCTGGATCGAAGTGATGGAGGGCGATGATGGGATGCCATTGTATAGGGCATGCGGCAATAATGGAGCAGTTTGCCGTTACACAGTGGATTTATGGCAAGCTGAAATTTATGTTCAGTATTACTGATTAGTCCATGCAATAATTGCCTCTTCCTTAGTTGCGCAATAAAAATCTTGATCTCGATACCAGTCTTTCCAATCTGTATGTTGCTTGCGGCTATTGCAACCAAGGCAACAGCTAATCAGATTTGAACGTACAGTTAAACCACCCTTTACCTTTGGGATGATATGATCCAGCGTTGCCGATCTACCCAGTTCTGCGCAACAATAGGCGCATTTCCAGTCCCACGCAAGGTGGATTTGATCACGAAACCGGAGCTTTGCTTCCTTCCTCGGAATCAGGTTCGTCCCGTCGATCTGGTGATCCATTGCAGTTGCCAGGCAAGGGGAGCAGTTCGATTTCAAGGTTCAACAGATCATCATCATTGTGGATGAATTCAGTGATCTGTGCATACAGGTTGTCGCAGAGCTTGTTTGGATCCGTGTCGGATCGAATCACCACTTTCGCGGTAATGTCCACCAGATACGCCTGCATGTGGGCAAAAGCCGCAGTCCCTATCGTAGCCACCACTACCCAGCAACCCATGTCCTATTCCCTCGTCATCGGCCCATTTGACGACCATGCCAGCGCCCAGCAATGGGCGGAAAGCCATGCTCTCGACAATTACGACCTGCTTGAGTTCAACCCTTGCTCGCCGTTACGCCGAGATCGCAGTTGTAGCGACCAGTTTGAGCGTAAGTGCTATCTGGGGTGCCCGACACCAGAATGAATTTCATCTGACCAATCCGCATGCCAGGCCAAATCGGTAAATCACTGAACCGGCGGCTGTTCTTCAATTCCATGGTCAGCCGTGACCCAAACCATCCTGGATCGCACCACCCTGCTTCAGCATGGTCCCAGCCTTCTCGCGCACGGCTTGACTTCAGGACAAACTGCGCCCCAAGGTAGTTGGGAAGATTGAATATCTCCCTAGTTTCGGCCAAGAAAAATTCGCCAGGCTTGATCCAGCAGGGGTCTTCTTGGTTGTAGTCATGAATTCCCTTGATTTCCATGTCAAGGGTGCCGGGCACCTCGATCATGATGCGTTCGCCTAGCGTCACGTCCAGTGATGCAGGATTGAGATGCGCCTCGATGTAAGGCGACACCATTTCCTTCAGTTTGCAAAGGCGACGGATTTCGTGATCAGGAATCAGCATTTGTTCAAGCGATGATGCACCACCCGGTGCTGGGACCATCAACCATCCAACGAGGTTCCCAGTTGGCGTAGCTGTAGTGCAGCTTAGATCCAACGGTACTGCCGTAGGTGCCGGCGGTTATGTTCATCTCACCCCATGGATCATTGACCCAGTAACCTTTGGCGTCATAACCGATGATGCACAGCCAGTGGCCGCCGCCGCTGGGCGCTGTGACCGGTCCGTGATGCAGGAAACCAGCGGGGACAGGCTTGCCAGCATCAATCTGCCGCTTGACTAGATCACGGTTGCCGCCAGTCTCGAAGCGGGCCTTGATGCCGTATTTTGCCAGTGCCTTGAGTTGCACTGATGCATCGGTGGTATCACCAATGCTGAAGACAGTTTTGATGTAGTCATCATCCGAATGGATGGCGCCTGGTTTCAGCGTCATCAGCAGCATGGCGCAACTGGAGCTGAAGCAGGTGCGATTGGCATCGCGGTAGTTATCCCGTTGCGACTGGTATGGCGTCGCCAGTGGATTCAGTTGCTTGCCGGCTTGACTCCAGACGCTGAACCACGGACGGCTGCGACGCATGGCAACGTCATAGCCATTGACGCGGATGTCCTGTTCAAGTTCTGTGATCGCCGCAAGCTGATGCGGCAGGTTGCGGTTGTTGCGAAAAAGCTGATCAAGCGTGATCGGGCTTGTATTGGTCATCGCTTAACGCGGGGCGACACAACACCGGCAATGATTTCGATCAAACGGTAGACACGCACGGCTACACGAGCAGCATTGCTCAGTGCTGCGTTGTCTTTTGGTGTCGGCGTCAGGTTGACAATTACCAGCGCGAGTCCGTGGATCGCCACTGCAAGCGCAACGTATTCAGCGATGCGGTCCATCTCAGGGGATGTGATGTGCCTCCAGCCTAGCAATACGCTGCTCTGCTGTACCAAGGCGGCCAAACAGTTCACGGCGGTCGGTGCGCATGTCCTCGCGGATCGCTGTGAGTTCAGCGGCAATGTGCTCAACACCAGCACTGAGCTTGACGATGGCGATATTTGCTCTTTCGTCTTCCGTGCCGCGAGCAGCAACCCACCGGGAGGCACTACCACCAACACCGCCTAGGACCAGGCAAGCAAGACCAACGATCAAATTTTCGACCATGACAAACCAGTGCCGACGCTTGCTTGCATTTTAACGACCTTGACCCCGCAAGGGTTTTCGCCCTCGACGCCGTGGTCGTGAATTTTGGCCCTGCCCTTGGCTGGTGGTTTTGGGTGGCCCAGGTTGGTGGTCAATCCGGGCAACACCGGTCTTGCTCTTTACTGCCACGGCACCCCAGCCGCCTTAGTAGGAGCCGCCTGCTCATCCAGTTAGGCCACCGGAGCCTTTGATGCCTCGTAGGCAGCAACCACCTCAGGCGTCCACAGCGCAGCAGCAACTGCTTGCAATTCAGCGCAGTCGTCGCTTACATCTTCGCCAGGGGCGCGGGTGTGGCGGTGATATGTCTTGCCTATTTCCTTGCCATCCTTTTCGATGATGTCAGCGCGACGACATTGGATGATCGAATAAGGCGGAATGATTTCTAGCTGGTGCTCTTGACGTTCAGTAAATGTTGCCATTTTAGGGACTGCCGATTGGCAGAAACAGGTTTAATGGGCTTAGTTTTAAGCCGTTGCGGGCTGGGCAGAAATCAAACGCGGAATGTAAAACCAAAGAAAATGCTTAAAGAGGCAGTTAATGCTGATGTAGCGTATAAGTTTGTTGAACCCCCAGTAGCATAAAGACCCGCTGTTTGATTGACATTATAATTTGTGCAATTTCCCCCACATCCATCTAATGCTTGGGTAAAAATTAAATTTGAACACAAAATAGAGCCAGCACTAATAGCAATACTTGTTGAACCTGAAACACTTCCTGTAACGTAGACAAGGTTACCTACTTTTGTATAACGCCCGGTTGATGAAAACGTACCAACCACAGCCAAACCAGACCCTTGATTAGGCGTCCACGTCCCCTCTTCATAATCATCCAGCGTATTAGCATCACTTGCTGCTACGGCAGTTGCAGGGAATGTGATGCCGCTGATGAGTTGCAGGATGCCGCCGTTGGCATTCCCACTAGACGCGCCAACTAAGAGCCTGCCGGAGCTGTCAATGCGGGCGCGTTCGGTGGTTCCAGTTGTAAATATGATTGGCTGCGATGCCGCAGTATAAATATCAACAGGTCCACCATTTGACTGAATCCTGAATGGATCAGTAGTAGCGGTGCCAGTATTGTATAAAAACCCAATAGCACTACCACGAGTAATACGGAAAGCAGTTACATCACCATTAAGGTGCAGCAAAGATTCAGGGCTAGTAGTTCCTATGCCTACAAGGCCTGCGGAGGAAACAAACACCCGGTTAGTGCCACCCGTCGCAATCCCAATCTGGTCTGCACCGGGGCTGTAGATGCCGGTGTTGGTGTCGCCTGATACGGCAATGCCCGGCAGTGCTGCGGTGCCTGCTGTGACGGCTAGGACGCCGGTCATGGTGCCGCCAGCCAATGACAGCAGTCCAAGGTTGGCGCTGGCCAGCGTGCCGATCGTCACCCATGCGCTGTTGGCCGCATTGCGGATCTTTAGCAGACCGGTAGTGGTATCCGGCCACCACTGGTAGGCATACATCGTCGCTGGTTCAGTGGCGCTGCTGTTATTGCTGACGATCGCGGCTAGGGCACCGTTTAGGTCAGACCTAACAGCGGCGCCAGTACCGTTGGCAATAACGTAGTCGTGAGTGGCCACAAGTTAAGCCTGTGATTGTCGCACCATTCTACACCCCACGGCCATAACCAACTGCGGTGTAGGTGAAGTTACGGTCGATGGCCGTGCCGGCACTATTGCGGAAGGTGACCTGGAAGTTGGTGCCGGTCACGGTGCCAAGCGTGAAGTAATCGCCTGTTGCCATGTTCTGCGCTGTGATGCCGATGCTTGGCAGGTAGGCATTCACTCCACCGATCGCTGCTGTACCGGTAAAGAATGCCTTGTCGAAGGTTATGGTTTTGGTGCCCGCACCACTGGCGACGACGCCATTGCTTTGCTCAGTGCGGCGCTGGAACGTAGCATCATAGCCAAGTTCATCAATCAAGATGTTTTCTGCCGGATCAGCTGATTGCAAGACAGCCTTGAACTGGAACCCTCGACCCAGAAACGTACCGGTCACAAAGGGTTGGTATTCACTCCATGTCGGTGTGCCGGATGGATTATCATTCGTGCGCCGTAAGTACAGAACAGAATTAACCGAGTCATTGACGGCACCATCCCAGTCTGACCAGAAGTCAACTTCGCCAGTCCGGCTATCAACCAAGTCGCTGGGGAAGAAACCACGGGTGACAAAGTAGCGACTTAGGTCGATGCTATAGACCGCGCCAAGATCAAGCGTATTTGCAAATACATAATCACCTTCTGGCCATGTAGCACCAAGATAATCAAACGCTGGAATCAAATCAAAATCAGCAATTGAATCCAAACTGCTTTGACCATGCAACGTCAACGCATCGAACTCCTCGCTATAGAAAACATTTGTTTTGGTGCCTTGGAATGGCGGGCTGTCTTGATCTTCACGTCTGCTTACGATTGGCAATGAACCTAGCGTTTCCGGTAGGTCAACGATGACGCTAGTTGCATCAGTTGATTGCCTGCCGCCATCATCCTGGAACTTGACCAAGATCTCGCCTTCCAGCAGCGGCACGATCGCTTCGGTTTGCGTGCCAG